TGCACAATGTTAGTACTACTACTCCAAATCACAGGCTGATTCAGAGGATTAACAATTGGGCTTCCTGTTTGTTTATCAATAGCAGTAATTGCTGACGGAATGTAGTTTCCGTAGGTCAGTTCTACTCGCCAAAATACACCACTTTGAGAAACTTTTTCTATGTTCCCACACTGAAGAAGAACAAAGTTGGCTGATTTTGGATGTGTCGAGAAGTAGAAGCTGAATGTGATACCTGCCGGATTGAAATCCGTATTACCGGGAAAACCAGCGGCAGGTAGCGTATCAATCAGTTGAAAGATATGATCGGTAACGTTGTAGGCTTCTACCAGAGCTACTTCTGTGAACTCTGTCTCATTGAAGTTTGGTCTACCGCGTTCTTCATCACGAATGAAACCGTGTATCTTCTTTACACCGTTTGGCATCACTTCACCTCAACAAATTTAATACCACCACGAGGATTATTAATCGCGTCTCTGATTGCTTTCAGTTCTCTGATCATGGCTTTGTCTTTGGTATCACCCATAGCTCCCATGATCTGAGCGTTAGCATCTCCAAGAGCCTGAATCTTAGAAACAGTGTCAATTGACATTTTTGGTGCAGAATCTTTCCACTGCTGTTCTAACTCATTTGCACGAGCCATTGCATTATTGTTGAATATGTTTTCAAGGTCTGCAGGTCCGGCAATACCAGATTCCATAATCTCAGCACGTTTTTTAGCCCATTCGTACTGAATCTTCTGTTCCTTAGTCATCTGAGACATTAACAAAGCTTCTTCAGACATTGCTTTGAGTTTTTCAAACTCTAGCTCATTGTTATCCATTTCTTCGTTTACTTGTCGTTGACGTGCTGCAGCTTCTTCGGCATCTTTGATTTTGTTTTCAACTTCCCATCGTTCTCTAGCGATACGTAAACCTTCTTTACCGAGATCTTCGTATTCTTTTTCAAGTTCGATAAGACGTTGCTTACTTTCGATTTCTTTCTGCTGCCATTCTTCAACTGCTCCAGCTAACTGAAGCTTCATGTACAGTGGCTCAAGTTCGTTAACTTCAAATGTATTGATTTTGGTCTGTCGAGCTTCACGTAGATCATTGATCTCAGTTTCGATTGCAAGAATCTTTTTATCAGCTTCTTCAATCTTTTTCAGATTACCTTCGTAATCCGTCAACATGGAATCTAGTTTTTCTTTATCATCAAGTAGTTTTTTGATGTTGTCTGTTGATGTGATATCAGGTCCAAAGGTATCCGGACTTCCATCTAGCGTTGGATTTTCCAATCTTGATTTAGCTGTTAATGTACGTAAATCGTTTTCCAAACTTACCATATCTTTATGGTAGTTTTTCAATACGTCTTCAAAGCGTACATCACCATTTTCTAATTGCTGTGCAAATCTGTTATTAATGGCTTCGTATTGTTTTTCAAGTTGATCAGCTAATAGTCGTTCTTCAACAGACAATTCACTTTTCAACTGTTTGATGCCGTCTTTAACAGCTTTAACTTCGGCAGTAGGAATCAATGTGCTTGCTAGTGAATTCTTGAATGCAGCATGTTCTTGAATCAGTTTGTCACGTTCATTTTTTGCGTTAGGAATACTATTTTCCTTTTCACGCATTGAACGATCTAGATCCCGTACTGAGAAGTTTTTATCCTGTATCTGTCTCGCATTAGACTGGATATCGATCTGTTGAGAAACAGCATCGTTAAACCGTGTGTATTCTTCTGTAAGTCGGCGTAGTGACGTAGCCTGTGCGTCAAATGCGTCAGACGCACCCCATACTGAGGAAATAAGCTGTCCGCCAAGAATACCCGTAACAGACAAAGCAGCACCTAGCAACGGACCACCCATCAATGACGCAGCTTGTCCGATGTTGTTAGAAGCACCTCTCATAGCCATGCCGACACTGTTGATGTTGTAACCAGTGATGGACATAACCGTAATGAAGTCTTCAGCACCACGAGCAAGTTCACCAACAGCATATCCAAGATTACCAGCACCGTTACGCATAGCCTGCTGTCTTCGTGTAGCTTCAGCAGTAGCTTCATTGTATGCGTCAAGTGTGATAAGTCCGTTAGCTCTGGCTACATCAAGTCTTCTAAGATCCTCAGTGATGATATGAGTTTGGTTACCGTACAGGCGTAGAAGTCTGTTTGCTTCCTGCTGCTCTGGTGAGATTTGACGTTCAAGAGCTAACTGACGTTGTAGTTCGGCGTTCAATTCAGCCTTAGCTCGTGCCAGCACTTCCGTAGACGATCCTGCCTTTGCTGCATCATCTCTGATCTTTGCCAAATTTCTGACGTAGGTTGCCTCTGGTGATTCAAATCGCTGCATTCTAGCTGCAGCTTGTGATTTAAGGGCCAGCCTACTATCAAGTTCTTCTTTGCGTTCTCTTGCTTTAATTTCCTGATCTTCATAATGCTTTCGCATCTGAGCAAGAACAACGTTAGAAGATCTTTCAAATTCAATTTGTTTTAAGTCTGCTGCTTGAATTCTTGCAAGACGTCTTTCACTAGCTTGCTGTTCTGCAGCTTCTGAACGTGCAAGAATGTCTCGTTTGAGAGTTTCCAACTCAATGAGTCTGCTCTTTTCAGATTCAATATTCTCAGCTTGAAATGCTAAACCTGCTTTATTGATTCTGTCATTTTCAACAGCTTCAATTTTCAAATACGAACTGTAGATTGCCTCCAATTCTTTATGGTAGGTATCAGCACCGATAACCTTAGCACTCATAAGATTATCAAGACGTTCCATAGCTTTTGTAGCATCTTCGTTAGCCAATGCTACAGGGTCAGCATGCTTACGTCTGAGTTTTTCTCCTTCAGCACGCATCACAGCCATTTGTTCGGCTTTGATACGGTCTTCCGTAGACTTACGCATCTTCTCATTTTGTTTGATTGTTGCAGCAGTAAAGTTAGACATGAGTTTTTCAGCAGATGAGAATGAGTCCTCATCGCGAACCATGTTCAGCTTTACTGCCCAATCATGAATGGATTCAGCCATTTGTTTTTCCTAAACCTTCAAACATACCGAAGATACTGCTACGTAGTACGTCTGCTGTTTCAATTACGAATGGTTTATGTGAGCATTTTTCCAATGCCCATGATTTAATTTGAATAGGATCAATTGGCGGTTTACCTGTCCTGTGTGCAACGATTTGGGAGGCTACCAAAGAAGAAATATCGTCCGATATTCCCCATTGATGAGCCTCCCAATACGATCGCTGAAAGATGAATTCAGTAGCAGGTAGTTCTTTGATGATCCACGAAGGAACGCCCCAGCGAGTAGATAGAAAACCTATGAACCACTCATCTGACTCCGGGGTTAGTCGTTTTTTAGTTCTTCCTTTTTCTTCTGAGATACCATCAATTCATCATCGATGATTCTAAACCATTCGTTAATAGCACTGAGAGGAATAGAATCAGCTACGTTGTGGAGAAACTCAACAAATTCTTCATCCGGCAGAGCCATTACTTCCTCTGCAGATAATGGTTGTTGATTTTCGAGTTTCTTAAATGCGTTGTAGAAAATCCCTGCTATCGATGTAGAACATTCATCATTCACAACTGTGTGAATACAGGTGAGAACATGAATAGTTTTCCATAGCGAAGCAGGGATGTTTCCTTCAGCATCAGTAATAAGTTTGACCTTCTTTACAGCGTTAGTGTAAGCCCCTGTAGAGGGTTCGCGAAGACAGAACTTATCGTTGATGATGTGAACACGGTACAGAGAGTTGAAAATAGGGAACATGTAGGGGCATCCTTATTATGAACCGGGAGTGATAGTAATATCGCCTGCAATCTTGATTGTCAGATTACAGCGTGAACGAGATTCATCACCATTACCCATAACGTTAGTCATAGGATTGAAGTTAGTAACAAATCCCGGAATAGTGATGATAGGGCCAGTTGTTTCACCAACTGCCTTAGGAAACTTGAACTTGTAATCACCTGTCAGACCAGATTTGAATGCTGCGTACAGACGACCACCAGTTGTAGTAAGAGCATCTGGAGACCAGTCAGCATCAAAGCTGATTGACCCCATATCGATTTCTTTACCAGCCTGAAACGCTGCAACAAGGTTACCGAAGGCATCCAGAGTAGTTTCTGAACAGTCAGAACGTACAGGTTGTCTTGAGAAACCTGTCCAACTGAAGTTACCTGTCAAGCAGATATAAGTGTCGGTAGACGCTGTAGGCGTACCATCACCTGTATCGTCAATCAAAGGCAATTGAACACGTACACGACTTGCATCACGCATTTTGCTATTCCTTTACTGAGAATGAACAATCAAAACTCATTACGGCTGCTGATAGCTCTGGTGTTGATTGTCCGGATTTCTGTATATCATATTCCTGAGTCGAAATATGATGTACAAAGTTAATGTACCCATCGGCTATGGCAAGTCCTCTCAGTGGGGTACGAACACCAGAGACTATCGGATAGAACAGATTCATTATCAGTTTTGAAATACTACTTCGTACAGAGAATCTGCCGGAGTAACATGTCACTGTGAGTTCAAACTGAAGAGTGATGTAGTTGTCAGAGTTGGTAGTTGTCGTAACACCAGAATAACCAAATCCTTCGCTACATTCAAAGAACCCATGATTGTCGGTTTCCCAGACAAAGAATCCTGATTGATTAGGAGCATCCTTGAATGGAGGGGCTTCATCAACAAAGTAACTAGGAACATCAACTGTTTTGAAAAGGGTTGTGAGGCTCTTTCTTAGGTTTGCTGGGATCATTTGTTAGCATTCCTGATCTTACGCTGTATTAGGCGTATTGTACTCTGAGTAAGGGCTATTTGCAAGTGTCTTCTGAAGTCTAATAGTGGTGCCGCATCAATGTAGGCTTTCTGAACAAAGTTATAACCTTCTACGGCTCTACCACTGTGGTGCATGAACCCTCTATCAATGATATGCCAATAGTTGTTTGGTCTGCGTTTTACTATGCCCGTCTCTCTATTAGCTGTGTATGTTGAAGTTGATCTGAGTTGGGATTTGACTTCCTTTGTTTTAACTGTCCATGTCTTTGCTCTTGAGTTCCATTTTCTTGTTGTTTTCTCTGCCTTCAAAGCCATTCCTTTTAGGTTTGATCGGCCAGAGTATCTTCTTTTGATTTTTCCTTTTTGAGCAACTAACTGATTCAGATAGTGAACTTCAACTGCACGTCTCTGAATACCAGCATAGGCGTAGAATATATTTTTGTTTTTCTTACTACGTCCTGCTTTTGATGTGACTGCTCTTACCGTAGCACCTGTTGATTGTAGACTTTTTCTCAGTGAAACACTCGCTCTGAGTTTTAGTTTGTCTCTTGCTGGACGAATGGCATGACGAAGAGACTGAGCAATAGCAAGATTTGCTTCGTTGTTCAGAGAGTCCATAATCTCTCTAACATTTTCGGTGAGCTTAAATTCAAATCTTACAATGCCATGCATACTAAACTGGTGCCCCCGGAAACTTAGAGGCTATGTCCTGTGTGACGTTGTCAATGATACTAATCTGAATCCACTGTTTGTCACCGTAGGGATCTGTTGCAGGACCATTTACAACGTACAACTTCTTTTCACTGGTGATGTAGCAGTAGTGTGCCCCGTTAACATTACTGAGAGAAGTAGTATAACGACCTTGGAGCGTGTGACGTTGCTCGTCAATTGATCTGTCACCCTCTTCAACTTCTGTTGCTGTCTTTGGTTTCTCTTTGGAAAATAGCCCTACAGCTACAAGTGAGAACTCCTGCTCTAACTCGCCGTAAGCATTCGTAACAGGTACTCCATCTTTAGAGACAACACCATACCTGTAGAACTTGCATCGACGTGTAACGTTTGGTCTTTCTTTTCGTTTCATCGTGAGTTGACCTTAGTCCAATCATCGGCTACGTATTTGATTGCTCTACGATCGTTCAGAAGTCCGTGGTCACGATTATGGATGTAGGCAAGAGGCAGACCTACATTACTACCGTCAACAGCTTCTCGGAATGTGTTGAAGTGGTAGCATAGGATTTTCAGAGCACTGACTGTTGAGTATGGAATTTGTGTGTAGCTGCTGTATCCTGCGTAATACATTACAGTGAGGGGATAAGGGTCACATGTGTCAATGTTAGTCAGGAGGGAAGACCAGTCAGCACAGTATAGCCGAATTGGCTCACCTTCATATCGTCGAATAGTTGTCAGTGTGACGTTCTGAGTTGCTCCATCCTTATCGATGTATGAGAGTGTACGTATTGCGTTACCAGACACTGGAGGAACAATAGGACCGAAAGGAAGAAACACCATACCATCGGCTTCGTTAAAAGCTTCGTAGGGAAGGTATAGTGTGACTTTTTTTGGCAGAATGAATCGCCACTGTTCCATTTCACAAGTTGAGATAGCTTGTCTGAGCAGGTCTTCAACATCAAGTGGAATATCAGAAGCGGGGGTATCAGGATCGTAACCTAGATACTGTTTCAATCTATTCATAAAAGCTGTGTCAAACAATGTTGACAAAGCTGATTCTGTAGATCGATCAATTACCATAGGCATAGGAATAGTCCTGATTGAAAAAACCAGTGTCTGACGCCCCTACGAAATCAGACACTGGCGGATTGTGTTGTACCGGAGGAAGTGAACGGTACAACAACAATTAGGAGACAGCAGTAACGTCACTAGGAGTCTGATCAGCGTATTCATGGAGACGTTCAACAACAATCGCTGCCTGAATAGTGTCAGTGTTGGTGCCGTCAATCTTGAATACCAAAGACTTAGCTGTTCCCGGTCCACCGTTGCGATCTTCGAAGTGGGCAATCAACTCTGATGGAATTTCCAGAGTGTAATCACCTGCAGCAGAAGCAACGATAGGACATGTCATAGTAGCAATGACAGTGTCAGTACCGCCAGTACCTGTAGTACCGATGGAAGCTGTCAGTACGGCAGCACCTGTGAGAGTAGCACCGTTGATGACAAGGGTTGCACGTCGAATCTGACCGAATGTGATCAGGTTCAGACGTTTGAGGGTATCAGGACCAGCAGTAAGTGTCACATCACCCAGAGGTTCGATGTGAAGGATACTGCCAAGGTGGTTGTATCTGAGAGCCATATCTGTATTCCTTATGGAAGAGTTTGAGAAGAAATGGCCAGTTTATTTAAGAGAACTGGCAAACTCTACTCTACTTCGGGGGGAGAGTGTTAATTGACATTACCAGACTGATTAGCCTGATACGTCAGTGTTGGTCAGCATCACGAATGGACTTCGTGTCGTTACACCACGTTTCGGCGTGAGAACAGTTTTCCACCATGGTCGAGCGTCGTCACTCGTTACAAACTGGAATACTTCTTCACGCTCACTGAAGCGAACATGAACAGATCGGTTGAACTCAGTGTAAAGCTGACCGTACAGAACCTGTGACATGTTTACACATGCCAGCATACCTGTAGACCATTCACTGATCTGGTTACCGTCCTGACCAGAAGTAATGCCCGGCATGTACTCAGTGAAGAAGATCGGACGACCCCACAGAGTAGCACCAACACCACCTTCCATCGGACTGAACATCTTGACGATACCGGCATTGTTTGGCGATTCGTGGCAAACAAGTGACAGGATTTCGTACAGGTCATGGTTAGCGAGCCAGATTGCATTGTCGTAACCCCAAACACGCTGAGTCATACGAACAATGTCACGACCACTAACAATCACACCGTCAGCCTGACCAGTCGTTCGGTCAACAGACAGAAGTGAAAGGTTAGCAGGATTGAGAACACCAAGAGGCGTTCCATTACCCTGACCATTGAGCAGTTCATCGATACGCTTGTCAACAGCAGCAAGACGCATTGAGGATTCAATCAGAGCAGGAATACTGATCGGACTGAAACGCATCAGCATCTGAGTTGCAGCAGCTTCACCGACAATTTCCGTAGCTTCCAGCTTGATCATCTCAAACTGGTCTTTGGTTTTGTCAGCAGTACGAGTTTCGCTGGTACGGTAGACTCGTGTACCACCTGTCACACTGGTTGCATGATTCTTATCGACTCGTGCAGGAATCGATACCGATGGAGTAGCCATCGGAATAGAAGTCATACGTGGTGTCAGGAAGTCAGACTCCGGTGTCAGAGACAGAATTCGATTGATCATCGAATCAGGAATCAGAACACCAGCACTGGACCAATTACCACGAGCGTATTCGTCGTCACCAACTGCGTTGACGATGACTGAGCGTAGTCGTGGATTGATTTTTTCTGGGTTACACTTTTCTTTGTATGCGTTAGCAACGTCATACAGGAATTCAGTGCCACCACCCTTTTCATCATCAGCGTATCCGAAGCGTGGATCATTCTCATGATTTGGCTTCACACTGATAGACTGAGTAGCAAGATTGTGAAACACATTAGCAACCGTGTTAAGGTTACTTGGAAGTGTTGCCTGTCTTGCTCGTTCAGAAATGCCTGCATCACTTTCAGTGATCAGCTTGTTAACGACTTCCATTTCGGTGACAGCAGTGTTGAAGAGTTCTCGTTCTTCAGCATTGAGTGTCTTACCTTCTTCGACTCGTGCAGAATAGCCGTTGAGAACTGGAGTTAGCGTGGTTCGCACGTCCTTCAGTTCGTTGAAAGACATTTTTGCAAAGTCTTCCTTAGTTCGTGGTTTCATTGTCTGTTCCTTATGTGAAATGAGAATTGATTTTCTTGTTTGCGTATTATGCTCTGCTTTTAGCAAACTGAACGACGCACAATATACCAGATTAACGTAATACGTCAATAGGTTATTTCAGATTATCTGCTCTTAGTCTCAGAGCACGAGAATAGAGGTCTGAGCAGTCAACAGGGAATGAGTTTCTGACTTCTTCAGGCATTGCATTACGTACAGCAGAGTTCACTGGACGAATAATCTCCTGAATAGAATTGCAGAACTTATTCTCAATTGCCTGATTAGCTGTCATGAAGGTTTCATTCTCCATCATGTTCTTAACAGTGTCCGAAGGCAGACCTGTTCGATCAGTGATGATTGCATTGATAGCGTCTCTGTGTGCTGTCCACTGATTCCTGATATTCTCAAAATCAGATTCTTTTCTGATTTCAGGATACATCATAGGATTGTGGACCATAACAAGACCACCAATGTTGATAGTACGCTCGTCACCTGCCAACAGAATCCACGAAGCACATGAATAAGCGTAACCATCAACAATACATTTCACTGTACCGTTGTGTTCTCTCAGACGTTGGTAGATGCTGAGAGCGTTACCAACTTCACCACCACGAGAGTTGATGCGGACAGTGATATCACCCTTCATGGTGTTGAGAGCATCAAGGAATTCATTAGCTGTGATACCCGGTTGTTCTTCGTAGTATCGCTGGCTGATGATGTAGTCGTAAAGTTCAATGGTGTTACCATCTACGTTTACAACTGTTGCCGTATTCTCTCGACTGCTGTAGTTGAGAACGTATGTCTTCATTTAAGTAGTTCCAGAAAGTGTGAATGTCCTTCAGCATTATCCGTCAGACAATACTGAGAAGAAAACCATGTGTTTAGTACATCGCTTACAGAGGTGAATGGGCTGACTTCGGTGATGAAACTTTCGTACTCACATACAGCATTGGTAATGGTGTCTCTGAACTTCTCATGGAAGAGAGCCATTGAAGTCTTCAGTTCTGCTGCGTCTGAGTATTTTTCTTTCTTCTGATTGAAGACTTTGAGTTCGTAGTCCTGCAATCCTTTTATGACAGCACGAAATGAGTTTTTTGCAACTCTTAGCCGTTTGTCAATGTTAGGATTATCCGGAGAATTGTCCTGACTATCTGATTCAGGCTCTGCATCTGAACTATCTCCCTGCTGATCTGGTGGAACGAAATGGTCATTAGCGAGTTTTGCTGATCTGATCTGTTCGCTCAGAAGATCGTTAGCCATCAGAGCCTTATCCCGCAGAGCAATTGAATGGTCTACGGTCATGAGGTTTACTGGGACGTAACGAAGAGTGTTGTTGTCGTCTGACGGATCAATACTCATACCGAGTAGATTAGCAATTGCTGTTCTATCCATCACACCAATCTCAAAGAAGTTTCTCAACGCTTGTGAGAATTCGTTGATGATAGTTCTGAAGAGATAGATTAGGTTGAATTCGAAGTTGTACTGGAGTTGGTTACCTAGTGGGATCAGTTCATTCCTGATCTGCTTACCGATGCTATTGAGCATTGGGTGTAGACCAGTCTGAATGAATAGGTGAATCAGTTGAGACAGATCAGAACTTGCTTCTTTACCGCCACCCATGTGAGAATGAAGAAGACCTACAGGAACGTTAAACCAGCGTGCAATGTCTTCAACAGAAAATGCTCTGGTCTGAATGAACTGAAGCTGCTCAAGAGGAATAGCTGTGTTAATAGGCTTCAAACCCTGTTCAAGTACACGGGTCTTGAATGCCTCAGCCATTGCCTGATTGGGATTCTCTTCGAAGATACCTTCGATACGCCTGAGAACATCTGGAGCAAGTCTTTGTTCTGTGCTGAGGAATGTCTGACTCTTATGACCTGTCTTGAAGAAGTGTACGCCATACTCTTCAGAGTTTTCGTACATGTTGAATGAACGTTGTGAGTTCTCAACAATACCGTAACCTCTGTGGTTAGCCTTATCCGGAATACCACTCTGGATATGAAACATGTACTCTCTTGGAAGAAGTAATGCTGAAGGATTACTATCTTCTTTAGTATTGCCTGTTTCAATCCTATAGATCAGTTCGCCTCTGGAAGCTTGTCTGTTGGTACTGAGTAATTCTGTACCTTCAGCATAGAAGATGTTTCCACGAGGAATTCTGGATGGATGAATGTAGTGAATTCTGAATGTTCGATTCTGCGAATCAAACTCTCTAAGAGCGTAGTAATTACCCCACATCAGCCTGTCGTTGACAATGTCAACAATCATCTGATCTGCAGAGTAATTAGGGTTAGCGTAATGCAGGAAGATTTTTACTGCTGGATGTTCGTCTGTACGTAGTTGACGGTCAGGCTTACCACTGTTTACGTCGATACGATAGACTGTGCGTGGTAGGCTGGAAATACTTCCTGTGTACAGATTCAAAGCACAGAAGACAGCAGACAATGAAAGACTGCTGTCTACGTTGTGTCTCTTTGATCGCCACATGAAGCTGTATAGGTCTCTGCCTGTTAAGGCTGAAGTAGCAACATTCAGAACATCCTTTAGGGTGAAAGGTGATTTCTTCCTGAATAGGTTAAACATCTTTTAATCCCGGAATGTCTGTAATGAGTTGCTGACCATGATACATGGAACCGCCAATAGCCATAAGCAGAGCTACGATACCGTCAATCTTGTCTGTTGACTTATCTTTGGCAGGTCTCATCTGATCGTTGTTGTTGGTGGTGATAGACACGTTACCTATCATCCATCGAAGAACAGGGTTAGTACCGTGGAAAAGTTCTTTATTCTCTGCAGCAGCTTCTAATCTTCTGCAAGGTCCGTTCATTCCGACATAACTCTGAGGATATTTCTTTGAGTTGAGACCAGCATTGTAAAGTGTCTCATAGATGAAGTTGCTTCCCCAAGCGTCGAAAGTTACTAGGTGTAAGCCTTTGAAATAGTTGCAAATGCCTGTGTGTGATCCATCACCTACAAGAGCCTTTGCAATATCCCTTTCTGAAATAGAAGCTAATGGAGTATTATTGATAAGACCTGACTTAAACCATCTATCGTAAGGAAGTCTCTCTTCAACTGATCGACGATAGATTGATTCAGCAGGAACCCAGAACCACGGCAGAACTATTCCCTGTGTCGGGAAGTACAAAACGAATGAAGCAATGTCTTTCACACTTGTATTGTCATAACCGCCATAACATTCGGCTTCAACAAGTTCTTCCAGTTTCTTAAAGTACCACGTGTAATACGCTTGATACTCAGAAAGATAGATATCTACTTGTGGAGTTGAGAACCATTCAGGAGATGCAGCAAAGTTATGCCACTTTCGGTGATTATACAACCTATTCTTAATTTCGTCAATAGGTAGTAGTTCTGTTTCGGTGTTGTTTCCATTAGCCCATACCCAACTAGGAATCCACACTGTTTCTGTTTTTGTGCGTACATTAAGATGCAGACGAAGAAATCTGTTAAGAAGAACAGGATTATTCTCACAGATTCTAATCTGTTTCTCAAAGTAGTCAGCGTAGATACTTACGCCGTAATTAGGATTGGCTTTTCTCCAGACTGATTCCTTTCGGAAATCATCATCTATTTGGGCTTCATAGATTACTGGCAAGAAATATGGTTCAGATGTTTGACCTTTAGCTACGGAAATGGCTCTGTCGTATAACTGATTACATGTTGAAGGTCTGTCGTAGTCTGCTGTTGTTGTGTAGATTGTGAGAGACTGTCTACGTGCAGCCGTACCAGTGATCATTACGTCAATCAGTTCGCTGCTCTTGTGTGCATGAACTTCGTCGATGTAAACGTAATTAGGTGACAGACCGTGTTTTGTTTCGGCAATAGCTGAGAGCACTTTGAACATGCTTCCATCTTTAGCATACTCAAAGCTTTTAGTGCTTCTGTTTACCTTGTTCTGTCTGAGACGATTAAGAAGGTTTGGATTGTTCTCAATGATGTAAGACGTGTGTCTGAAGTTTACAGAAGCTTGTTCAAGGTCTGCAGCACAGCAAAAGTTTTGACTACGTTGTTCCTTATCGACGTAAAACATGTACAGGGTTGGAACTGAACCAAACGCTGTAGTCTTACCATTCTTTCTAGGAACGTAAATGAATACTTCAGAGTATCGCCTGAAATTAGTCTTCTTAGACTTCCAACAGAAGATGTTGAAGTAAACTGCCCATTGCCAAGGTTCAGGAATGAACGGCAGACCTGTATTTTCACCTTCAGGAAAGACAACTTCATTGATAACGAACTGGATGAACTTATGCATTTCATCCAGATCGAAGTAATAATCTTCAGCATCTTGGAAGCAATCGTAGTAAGGGATTGACTTAAGAAGTTGAGGAATATTGAATTGTTTGTATTCGTAGCCTACAAGTACGTCAGCGTTACGGATAGGTACAGGCACTTCCTGTGTACACTTACCGTCACCACCTTTGAAGAAACGTTTGTAGGAGACTTTGCTAGCTGTAGGAGCTATCATGGATTTTCAACAAACTTAAATTGTGTTGTTTTGAATGTCTTTTGAGCGTCTTCTGATATCCAGATGAATTTCAATCGACCTTCGTAAGTAAACTCTGGAACGCCTTTAGAGGTTTCTGAAGAAGGAAGTATAATACTAACTACGCTTGATGCATAGGTACACACTCCTGTAATCCATTTTGATTCTGGATCGCCTGTTCTGTAGGCTATGAATTCAATGTCAGCGTCAACAAGAGCCAGAGAACCGATTGACGTAATCGGATCGCCTTCACTGTCAAGAATAGATACCTCAATATCTCCTGTGTCAGCATCATAGCTGTCACCGATGATTAATTCTGAAGGGAAACCTGTAATAGTTCCCGGAGCAAGAACAGCAGCAGCTATTAGAGAAGTGTTGCCTTGTGCTGTTCCGATAAGATCTGTTTTAGCTTTTACCTGTAGTAATGTGGTCTGTGAGGCATCACCGGCACCAGCAGTAGCAGAGTCACTAATCGCTTCCAGAGAATCAGTTGTGCCAGCGAATGTTGCAGTGCCGCCAGTGTTGATTTCGGTCTGAGCAGTTGTCATGCCTGCAGTACCTGCATCCTTCCGACTGATTCGGCGAACCCAGTCAGCCAGAGAGGTAATACCTGTGAACAGAGTAGAGGTGATACGTGTTACAAGATTACCTGTATCCGTTTTGACTGCAGCAATATCTGCAGCAACTGATGTAACAGGAGTACCGATTTTAGTGCTTACAGAAGCAATATCGTTAGATACCGTTACTGAAGGAATACCAATACGAGTCAGAATTGTATTAATCTGAGTAGCCGAATCATAGTCCACAATCTGTGGCATAATCACAGCAAACCGAGCTTCACCGCTGACTGTTCCTGAAGCTGCAAGTTTCAATGTTTCGTTTGTTGAAGACGAAGCAATAGTGATGGTGATTCCATATCGGCCCGTAGCAATAGTGCTTGTTGCAGTGATGAGAGCAGAACGGTCTGTACCTGAAGCATTAACAAGAGTTAATGATGGTGTTGAGTCCAAAGCAACCAGTTTGTCTTCATCGTCTTTCACAACCAGTTCAAACAGGTATACTCGATTTCCGCTGTCAGGGATTTCAAGTAATAGACTTCCGAAGATGTTTGCCTTTGCAGACAAGTTATTCAGAGCAGTGATACTGGACGCGATTGCCTGTAGTGCGGACGAATTGCTGTCAATCTCTGTTCTGATCTGCGTAACAGTAGGAGGAGTGAGACCGCTTTGATAGGCCCCAACACTTGCGTCAATTCGCCCGCTGATCAATGCAGCAGGAAGCTTCGCGAGGATCGCCGTCTGAGCATCAGAGACGTTTGTTGGGGTTGCTGGGGCAGTGTCGCTACCACGTTCAGCCAACACAACAACAGCGTGCCAGTGAAAAGGGGGTTGAGCCACTCCGCTGATAGTGACATTTTCAGCGAAACCATACACATCATGTTCCGCCTCTCCGGCAGGATCAAATGAGCATTGATACCAGCCAGTTGTTGCTGCAGGCTTTGTGACTGTGACAGACTCACCAGTCGGTACACCAGCCTTATACACGGTGATAGTAGGATTCGCATCACCATTAACAGCACCTGAGGCATTCGACAGACGAATATCCCACGTCCAAGTTGTATCTTTTTTGAATATAGCTGGACGCATTATGTTGCCCCAAATACTGAAGGAGGATGAAACACATTTTTGACCCCACCAGCGGAAAGTGTTACGAGTGTTCCGCTTGAATCTCTGACCCCAAGAGTCGCCACAGACAAGTCAATGAAAGCGACCTTGCCTGCATAAGGGAACACTCGATTGGTTCCCATCTCTGCACTTGCGATTGTTGTACTTCCAGTAACAGAACTGTTCACACCCGGACCCACATTGGAAATTGCCTTACCATTTACAGTCAGTGTGCCTGTTCCTGTGTTACTAGCTCCGTAGGCCGTCGCGTTGCTGCCACCAGTGGCGTTGCCGGTGACTGTGATAGTTCCAGAGGACGAATTGAGAGCACCTATAGCAATTGCTGCCGAGCCACCGACAACAGAGCCGACTATAGTAATTGTGCCCGATCCGGCATTTTGCAACCCTGACGTGCTGCTCGCGGTGCCGCCAGTGACAGTGCCAGTCACTGTGCCGCCGCCACTAGCCCAGTATGCCGCCATCCCAGCCGCATTACCTGTGACAGTCCCTGTGATGTTCAGCGTTCCTGTTGACGCATTTCTCGTTCCTGCGGAAGCAGACCCAGCTCCAGCCGAGGGGTTTCCTGTGACGTTCACAGTTCCAGTAGAGTTATTGAGTACGCCGAAAGCACTCGCTGCCGCTCCTCCGGTTGGATTACCAGTGATGTTAAGCGTCCCGCTGCTGGTGTTCGAGACACCGTAGCGACTGCCCGTTGTTGCTGATCCAATCGGATGCCCTATCAGCGTCGCAGAGTTACCGGTAGTTCCGGCGAAGGTAACGCAAGTCGTGCTACCCGCACGTGCTTCGCCGTTGCCATTATTCAATGTCAGTGTCACCCCATTTGACAAAGTGAAACCACCACCTGCAACGGCTGTAGTCCCCGCCAGAGTGTACGCATTTTTCCAATGCGTGTTTACATTCACGGTCACGGTGAACCCATTGGCATAGACATCATCATCTATGGCAGGGAGGGTTCCTCCATTCCATGTTGCTGTTGCGTTGGCATTTCCTGTTGCCACTGCCCATCGTTCAGCCATTATGCAACACCTCCAAAAATAGTGGGAGGAGCGAATACACTCTTTGGAGACCCTGCAGTGAGGTTTTGTGTCGTCAACGCTGCGTTTCGAACAATAGCACTAGCAGTAGACAGGTTGGTCATCTCTACTTTACCCTCAACTGGTGCGATACAGGAAGATCCTGTTTCCATAGACTCCACACGAGTGGTTCCGGTTGTAGAACCATTCACACCAGTAGCAGTGGCGGATATTGCTTTACCGTTGACTACAAGTGTGCCACTGCTTGTGTTGCTAGCTCCGTATGCTGTGGCGTTGGTTCCGCCTGTTGCATTACCGTTCACGGTAACTGTGCCTGCACCGGCATTATACACTCCCCATGCTCTGGTACTACTCCCCCCAGTGACGTTGCCGTTAATGACAACTGTGCCGCCTACTAGATTTGCAACTCCTGTGGATAAATCAGCACCTCCACCTGTCGCATTTCCATTCACTGTCAACAACAGAGCAGATCCCCAATTGACACCGTGAGTACTACTCACACCCCCACCAGTAGCATTACCATTTATAGTAGCAGTACCGTTTGTGGTGAACCGCACTCCGGTAGTGGTAGATCCACCCAACGGAGTACCAATTGTATCACCATTCAATAACAATGATCCGGTTCCTTGGCAGCGAAGCCCTTCTGATCCTGATCCAATACCACCATACGCGTTGCCGGTAACGACAATGTTTCCATTCGACCAGACAACCCCGATAGAGCCACCTGCTGATCCGCCTGTAGTATTTCCTATCAAATTGAATGTTCCTGTCTGGGAAACATTCACTCCATGGGCTGCAGTGTTCGTCGCTGAACCCACCACATTACCAACAAGTGTTGCTTGATTCGGAGAGGTTCCGGCATAAGTAATACATGTCGTCGTTCCAGTGATGACGTTATTACCAGATCCGGTCAATGTCAGTGTCACACCATTCGAAATATTGAAAGTACCTCCAGCAGATGCAACTGTTCCTGCAGTGGTTCTGACTGTCTTCCAAGAGGTTGACTCATTGACTGTGACGGTATATCCATTGGCATAAACATCTTGTGTTGATGTTGGAACGGTTCCAGTGTTCCATGTTGCTCCGGAATTGCTATTCCCGCTTGCAACTGCGTAGACTTCAGTTGGCGATGCAACAGTTTCCTGCAATGCCAAAACCAACATTGCCTGAACGTTGCTGATTGGTTGTCCGTCAGCGTCGTTGGTCCATTCAAATGTTGTTGAACCAATCGCTCCGGCTGCTGCTCTAACACCTGTTGCACAAACCATACAACCACCGTTACCAGCGGTAGAGTTGAATGTTTTGCGAACTGTTACAGAGGTTAAATTAGCATTAGCAACAGCACAAGCAGCATCGTCGTTCAAATCTTCAGCATGTGTACCGATCAGGACAATCAAACAATCAGCAACTGATGTGGTAAATCCTGTAGCTGTGCCTGTTTGACCTGCTGAAGATAGAACGCTACCAGCAGAATGAAGAACAGGTGTTGTACCATCGACACCAGAGAATGCTGTGATCCATGCAATCTGATGATCGCCAGAGTCAGCAACAGTTGGTGCTGTGTCTCCAGATTGAGCTATTCTGCCAAATACATGTAAACGTGTTGCAGATGTTCCACCGGCAGTGCCTGTAGATTGAGGAGAGTTAGGGACTTCCGTCCATCCTGCAGGAGCAGAAACAGACTGGTTTGCTGTTTCCACTTTTAACAGCATATAATGTCCTGCAGCCCATCCAACAGGAAGTGCTGGGGTAATTGCTCCTACACCGGAAGCTTCAACACCAGATGCGACAAATGCTGGAACAGGCATTGATCACTCTCCAACCTGAACAGCAGCTACAAGTTCAGCGTAAGTCGTAATGCTACCTAACCTGATATTTTCCAATGCAACATTTGTCTTTGCATCGAATGATTGACGTAAGGTAGTCAGATGACTACGTAGAATATCTTTTGCTTCTTCTTCTTCTGCTGCAACTTTTTGTGCAGAGTACTCTTCTACTGTCAAAGCAGCATAAGGACGTCCACCGTCCAAAGCATAGAAAGCTTCTCGCTGTTCTACGGTTACTACGCCCATCTGAATAAGCACATTCAGAAGTGTCCAAGTTTGAACAGCAATACTCGGATCTGTTGTATCGACTGCTTCAGATGTACGTTTTCCGATGTGGACAAACAATGCCCTGAGACCAGCAACTACAGGTTCTGGTGAAGCTGGATGCTTAATTACATCAATCAGTGATCCTTGCCATACATTATCGATTGGATCATGTTCAGCAAGATTCTGTTCATCGAAGAACTGAATAACTTCTGCAACTGGAATTTTATCAACTGTTAACGCCTGCAGAATAGGAACAATCTGTTCAGGAGTTCCGGTAAGCTGTAACTGTTGAGATTTCTGATATCCGTTTAGCATGGCAGACCTAACGTGGTAGAATGAATGAGCCACTACCGGGAGTATAGACATGGTCAGTGGTTTTGATTTTTTCTGGCTCAGGAGCCATGTAACCAAAAATGTGTCCGCATACAAACCCTACTGAGAAGGAAACAGCAGGGTGTCGTAGGGCTGTTCGTTGCATGAACCGACTAATTGAACTACCGATGCTTAAATTGAAGGTAACAACAACAAGATCGTATATACCGAGGAATATAATAGCCCCTGTTACGATTAGTGCTGTCAGACTCATGTCGTTGCTTTCACAACTGCAGAGAGGTTATTAATTGCTGCTGTATTGTTTTCAACAGCATGGGAAAGAGCCTTAGCTGCATCGTGACCATCTTTAGCAGTTTGATGCCTACCTGCGTTCTCTTTTTCTCTGTTTGTCTCGATCTTATCAAGGATACGTTCAAAATGTTCTCTTGTCTTTTCCTGTGCAGCGTCGTGCCGTTCAAGTAGTTGTGGAAACCACTTGGTTATCATCCATACGAACATTGCCAATACTACGCCTGTTGCTGTCATTTGTGCCCATGGTGCAAGATCTGTGATGTTGTGTACAGTTTCAGCTAACATGATGGTTCCTTGATGAAAGAAGTTGGCATTATACAGGGAAAGTCGATTATGTCAATAACCCGCTGTGGATTTATGTTCCCATAGATAGGCTAAGATTTGTGGAGCAATCCATTTGATGAAGAACCATACAAACCAACCTACAGCAATGGATGTTTGTAACTCCAAATCACTGTAGGTGTTGATTTTTCCTGATCGCATTAGTTCAACGAATACAGGATAAATTTTGTCACAGGCTTTTCTTTTTCGTTTAGCTTCTTTCAAAGACTTCTTAACGTGTTCTGAGCCTAAGAAAGGAGAACGTGTCAGACCTGATATGAAAGAGTCACTACATCCGAAACTGGTATGTAGTGACGTCTGAAGGATACTTTCGGCAACAGTCATTTTCATTTGAAGTTTACCGTTAGGTTTGGACAGGTTGTAAGTTCCGCCTCAATACGTTTCCCACTGTCTTTGATTGTTAGCTGTTTCAAAGATGTGGAATAACTGAAGATGCCTTTCTTCGCATGGATAGTAGGTGGTGGTGAGAATACGATTTTGTCTTTCTCAATAGAGACTGTTCGTTTACCGTTCCAGTCAATTGTAAGTACACCGTTAGTCCAGCGTTGTCCACTCATTAACGTGTTGATCATTCCCGGAACAGCATCGGGAGCATCAATATCAATTTCGAATAGTGAAGAGTATGTGTAGTCTTTACTGGATTGGCAGAGCAGATGATCTGTGAGAGTGGCAAGAAACACATGAGCAGATGGAGCGTATTGCACTTCTGCTGATTGTGTATTGATTGGAGCGGAGTAATCGAATTCAAATGGGATGCGAGTAACGATCTGACCTAGTTGTGCAGCTTCTGCAATTGAAATCTCTGTGAAGGCAATACCTTGAGACTTCAAATAGTTCTTTCTTGGAATGCAGTAGGCACAGTTGGGACCAGTGACAAGATAATGTACCTGAGGAGCACTACCTGTTACCTGATTCCATTTGACTTCAAACTTATCTTTCTTCTTCTCTTCCTTAACAGCTTCCTTGACTGCATACTGAGAAAGAACTTGTTTGTAGACTTCTCGTGCTTTTGTGAGGTGACTGTAATCGATATCCTCATAATCAGGAGGAACATATCCTTCAAACATGAGCGACAATAGTATCATCCAAGCAACCATTGTGAACTCCAATCGATTTCTCGTGGTTCAGGTGAAGAAAGATCTGATACGCCGATAGTGACAGTGAAATTGCTCATTGCCTGTTGTTCGATGAACTCACGACTCTGGTAAGAGAATCCTTTGTCACCGTAGGATTCGTAATGGCTGTTAGCCTCTACCAGATAGATTACCCCATCAATAGTAATCCAGTCAACGTATGAGCGAGCATGACCGCCTCCACCGTCAACAAAACGAGTACAAATACCTCTTGCATTAGGTCTCCAGTTTCCCCATGAACCGCCAACAATGACAGCACCTTGGTTAGCTTGCAGGAATCGAAGAATATCATCAAAGCCTTTAAGCTCAATTGAATAACCAATCTTCCAATCCGCTGCAATCTGAGCAGCGTTAGGAGGATAGGTCATGTTGTAGTCTTGTCGGTATGGAACTTCTACAACACCATCATTATCGAAGTCTTCAGGCAGGAAGCCTGTATTCTTAGAAGCTTTAACAACACCGTGGATAGTAGCACCACTGTCACCACGAATGTTGTTGACTTCCTGTCCACGACGATAGGACCACATTGGGTTGAACTGTTGCCATTTCAGAGTTTGAAGGTAGTATGTTACTTCTCCGGAGTTGGTCATACCGAAGCCAGCACAACTACTGATTCGCCCCTGATCGTCTCGTCTCATGAGTTCTTTGATATTGCGTGTTGGTGGAATATCACCACACACTACAAAATCTTTAGGATCGAAGTCGATACACTCAGCTTTGAGGAGTTCTCTTAGCTCAGCGTGTTTATCGTAACCTGACCACCATTCATCAGGAATAAACGATCGTCCCTGTGGTGTAACGATGCGACTCATTTCAATTCCTTGCTTCTGAGTGATGTTGCGAAGTCTTTAACTTTGTTGTCTTTGACTGCTGTCTGTAGTCTGGTATTTACATCGTTGAATGCTGCTTTCCTTGCAGCCTCTGTATGCTCAAGAATGAACTTGAGT